CACGCAGAGGTTCAAATACAACTCTCTTTGCCCATTCCAGACTTTGATAATCAATTGACTTACGACTATCAAATGCATCACCCATATGAATGACTGTCTCTACCCCGTGCTCTTCTAGTCCAGGAAAGAAAACATTCTTATAGAAAAGTTCAAAGTGGTCGTGAAGATGCTTTGAACCTTTCTTTGCACCGTAGTGACTGTCGGTGATGATGGCAATTTTCATCGGTTGTTGTTTCTGTATTGGATTGCGTCCTTCATCGTATTATACTCCGAATTACTCCCAGAAAGCAAGTTGTCATCAATCACCATAACCTCATCAAACCCTGTACGTTCAATGATTTTATTTTTAATCTCTAATTGTTTCTTTTCTTTTTGAATCCTACGCAGAAATGCATAATGAATAATCTGAGTAAAATAGGCAAATGGATTCTGAGACCTTTCTGGATTGAAATTATGAATATATTGAACACAGTTCTCAATTCCGTCAGAGATCATATCCTCACGGAACATATAATTGACAAAGTTAGGTTTATATGATAGGTGTGTAGCAATCTTTAAGAAACATTCCCCAAGATAATTTGGAATACGTGGTTTTCCTTCCCATGGACCTGATTTGGGAGGATTTACATCATATTTCTCAAAATATATTGCAGCCGCTTTAGCAACTTTAGTACGATAAACTATCATTGCTTCCAATAATTCTTTATTGTTTACATAATGTTCTGATTTCTTTTTTGCCATGAGGTCTCATTTTTCCATTAATAAGTTAAATTAATTATACCACACATTGGAGGGCTTGACAACTATCAAAAAGTACTATAGACTAGGTTTGTCCCGGTTGAAGATGAGAACTTAGCTTTCTTTAATATCTTTATATAACTCTTCAAGTTTATTACGAGCATCTTCTACTGAGGATATATAACCACTTTGATCTGATATTTTTACTTCACCTACAGATTTATAAGCATCCGTATCATCACCATTCAAATATTGTTGATAAAGATTAATTAATTTTTTATCAGTAGTTTCAGTCATTGTAATTACTTTATCTAATTTTATAAAGAAAATATCTTCATTAGATAATTCCATCCATGGTTTTACTTTTATATAAAAACTATCTCCATTTATGATTGATTTCATCACAACAGGACTTTGAAGAATAATAATAGGATCTTCATCGTTCTCATCTACCATAATGAGCGACAAGACTTCTTCTCCAGATACCAATTTTAAAATACAGTAGAACTCTTCGCCCATTAGTTTTTGAGTGGTATATTTACAATGTCATAATTGAAGTTTTCTTCATTATAAATTTTAATTCTTTCGATTAAATGATTGAGTGTATAATTCTTCCTTGACTTATAACTGATATCGTCAGCAATGTCATATAAAGTTGCCTTTACTTTATTTTCTCCTTTTCTGAGAACTCTTCCGATTGATTGGAGGTTTCTGATTCTTGATTTACTAGGGGAAGCAAAGACAACATTATGTAAATTTCTGATATTAATACCAGTAGAAAAAGTACCGTAAGAAGCAACGATGATTGCATTATTTTCCTTTTCAGTTATTTCTCTAACTTTTTCTCGTTCTTCAGTGTCCACTCCACCATGAATAAAAAATACCTGACGATCATTAAGTTTGTTATTATTTATGAGGTCATATAAAGGTTGACCATGACCTTCTACTCTTGAAAATAAGACAAGAGTATTTCCTTTTAAATCTAATGTAAGATTTTTGATAAAGTTATTTCGTTTTGTATGATTAATAATATACTGAACTTCATCCTCAAAGACATCAAATTTATTTGGTGGATGCTTCAATAGAAGTATCTTAATATCCAATTTAGCAAGATGACCTTTTTGCATGAGTTCATCGGTCTTAATAATTTTATATGATGGTCCAAACAAACCTTCCAGAACCCACTTATGAGTTTGTGATCCATCAAGTGTTCCGGTAAATCCGAAACGATATTTTGCATCACAAAGTTTCGTCATTATAGATATTAATGACTTGGATTTAAACTGGTGTGCTTCATCTCCTACGACAACATTAAATCTGGCAAAATACTGCTTGGGCAATTTGTAAATGCTCTGCCAAGTAGTAATAATGACTTGGGAATCAGTTTCTCTTTCCTTTCCAGCGTAGATTTTGTGGCAATATGAACCAACATCAAACCCATAACTTGCAAAATCTTTATACATTTGTTCTACAAGGGAAGTCGTTGGGACAACTACAAGAATACTTTGTTCTTTCTCAACATAATATCTCACAATACCATATATCATCAACGACTTTCCAGAAGCAGTTGGAGATATCAATAATTTTCTATTATGTTTTAAGGCGTCGTATACTCCCTCAACTTGATAGTCGCGTGGGGTATGCGAACAAATAGAATTTAAATAGTCCCTTACACCTTCTTTTGAGATATTTTCATTTACTTCAAAAGGAAGTCCATAATATTTGTTATTTTTAAAATCATATGTATAATTGTGGTCTTCGCAAAATTTAATTAATTTATCTAAAAGTCCAATATAAATTTCCCTCGTATCTACATTAAACAAATATATACGCCCATCCCACCATTTATTTTTATATGCAGGAGAAAATTTAGCATTGGGAACCTCAAATTGAAAAGAATCCTTCAATTCGTAATAGACATGAGGTTCCGCAGTAATATGCAAATATACTTCATTCTTTTTTTCTATAATCAAATGACTCATAATTTATATCATTCTGATACAAATATTTATCGCCAATAAAAAAGAGGCATTTCTGCCTCAATTAAATCCAGATTGAAATTTATGCCATTCTATACTGTTCTTGATTTGATAAGTTCTATTAGAAATAGTCTTAATAATTTCTTCTATAAATTTTAGCATAATATCATAGTATCTTATCTTTAAATCAATTTTAGACAACCTCTCATCAGCGTCCATATACCTCTGTATGGCGTCCTTCTCTCTTACTTTATACGGGAATGGTTCTTCTATATAGACCTCTGCTGGCGCCTTCCCTGTGTAGTAGTTATAACGTTCTAATCTAACTCTATTATAACTATCTCTAGCCTTTTCACGAAGAAGAGTAATTGTATTATAAACTGTATAATATTTGGAATGTAATTGGGGAATTTTTAAAGATTCATCATGTAGGTTGTCAGGATCAATGATAGAATCTCTCTGCCACATTTCCTGAATTTCATCAAGATTCATAAAGGTTTGCCGTCTGTTCCCAGTATATCATAAATTGTGTATTTAAACGTAACTTGTGCTGTAAGATATACAACGTCGGTTGGAGTTGAGTCAAATTCTAACGATGATAAAGATATTGGAAATAGATCTCTAAATTTAACTACGGCAGTGCTTCTATAATTACTATTTAAGATCGACAAACTACCATCGCTAAATGCTTCTTTAGAATCTCTTATTCCTCCATCATCAGTAGTTAAATCTTTGTATTGTTGTGTAGTTTCTGGAAATCCAAGTCCAGTCAACCAATTATGAACTGCCATATAATTTTCCATATTTTCATCAACAAGAAATTTTAATGTCAAATCCCCATAAGTTAAAATTTCTCCAGGAACATCAATCATTTTTAAGTATGTTGGTTGTTTTGCAATTCCTAAACTAATTTCCGGAATTGATGCAGAATTACACATAAATGCAACCTTAGGTTCTTTTGCTAAGGTAAACTTAAATCCAACCGGAGATAGAAAATTTCTATTTTGAATTTGATTTGTAAAAGGTGAAGATGTCATATTGATACTTTCCGTTCATTAAACCTTTACTTTTTGTATTTAGACAAAAAAAGGGATCCCGAAGGATCCCCATGAGATTTGTGAGAAAGACTCACATGAGGTTTTGAACAGCAACTCTTCTGTAGTATACGTTGGTGTTACGTGTAAGAGCGCCTCCGCCAACACCTAAACCATCAGCAAAAGGATTAGCAACAATACCATAACGAGTTTTGAATCCGATTTTAGGTTGGAAGGTGTTCTCACCAACGGCACGAACCATTTGGAGAGGAACGTATGGGCAGTAGAAGAGACCAGCATCATAAGGGGAAGAACCCTTATAACCGACAACATAATACTGACCACCATTAGAACCAGGGTTAAATCCACCAGCATAAGGATCGATATAGACCTTATACTTGCCTTGGAGGATACCAGCAAAGGTATTGCCAGTGTCATCAACGTTAAGGTTAGCGTTGAGTGCTGGGGTGTAATCAAGAACGCCTGCCATGGTGAGTGCCGAAGCAACGTCTGCCGAGCAGAGGATCATGTTACCCTTTCCTCTACGAGTTTGTTGTGCGATTGCGTTTGCATCGCGCTCGATTTGGAAAATAAGACCTTTGAACTTCTCAACCGACCAACGACCATTGGAGTCAACGTCAAGGTCAAAAGTACCAGCGGTAGCAACGTTAGTCTGAGCACCAGGCTTAGCAACGTTATAGATGGTACGGATGACTTCACGGTTGATTTCAGCAAGAATCTCAGTTGACAGAAGATTTGCCAACTCAGCTTCTGCATTCAGACCGTGAATTGCCTTGAGGTCTTGAGCGAGTTCGAGTGAATACTCAGCCTTCAGAGCACGTGACTTAGCAGTAACGGTGACTTTCTCAATCGAGAATGCCATTTCGTTGAACTGATTGCCATCACCATTTCCAAGGTTTTCTGCGTCACCAGTACGCATACCTTGACCAACGTTATAAAGTGCTGGGTTAGTTCCAGCAGCATCAAGAAGACCTGGATTTGAACCAGTTTGCGTAGTAGTACCAAGACCAACATTTGCAGTAGATTCTAAAGTGGTATTAAATCCACTATCTTGACCCGAGAATGCGGAATCTACTTCGTTGTAGAAAGTTTCCGAACCACCCTGAGTCTTGTACTTCGAACGCATTGCGAAGATAAGTCCAGTAGGACCATTCATTGGTTGAACACCTGCGAGGTCATAAGCGACCAAGTTAGGCATTGCGCGTCTGATCAGTGAGATCAGAACTGGGTCGAAACCTGCAACGGTTTGACCACCTGAACTTGAATATCCACCTTGTGTACCAGCAAGGTTAGCTGAGTTGGTTGGAGATTCGGAAAGAAACTCGCGCTCTTCGCGGATAGTTTTTTCTTGGTTTTCGAGCAAGACAGCGGTAACCATTCTACGATGGGAATCCCTGATAGTATCAAGTCCCTGATAGTCTAGAATTGGTGCCCATTTTTCTTGCAGATACTCTGCATTGAACATTTGCATTTTTGCCTCTTTTAAAACGTGTTAGTTTGATTTGATTATGATTTAAAAATCACTTAATAGTTCTACTGAGAACTGATAAGTATCTTTCCATAGCACCACTAACTTGTGGAGCATTAGAATAATCTACTTCTTCGGATAAATTCTCAGTGACTTCTCTTTGAGCACTAGTATTGGATGGGAAATATGATTCCTTCAAAGTTACTAGTTTCTCACGATAGTTTGCTTCACTATCAAACTCAACATTTTCGGCAAGAGAAGCGAGTTTGTCCTTCTGAGAAAGTGCAAGACCCTCAGCGACATCT